GGAAGACAATAAAAAAAAAGAATTAGAATACATACATAATTATTGGAAATCATTTGAAGTAAAATAAAGTAGGCGTTTGAAATGTAAAAAGGTGTAAAACATTATTGGATAAACCAGTTAACTATAGTTATTTATTATTACTAAAAAACGCACCGCAATCTTCAGAAAAATCAACAGTGTTAAGAGGGTTTACATTATTCGACCCAGATATAGATACTACAACATTACATAAAGTCATTGACCCGGTATCATTAGATGATTACAAAAGAGAGTATATAGCAGGAATATTGGCAAATCCCGCGTCTAATACGATTATTGATAAAGATGATTATTATAATCAAGAAGACCCTGTTTTCGCTAATGATTTCAAGATACTACATAAACTATATCCGAAAGAATCGCATCATCCCGGAGAATCTACCAAAATAGAAGAAGAATTACCATTACATGAATTAATTGAACAAAAGAAATCATTACAACTTGGGGTGGTGGGGGGGCGAAAACTCAGAAAATCAAGAAAACTCCGAAAAACCAAAAGAAAACATCGCAAAAGCAAGAAATCAAGAAAACATCACAAACGAAGATAAATCTGAATACGGATATAAATAACACGAAAATATATTATTTATTTATATAATATATTTAATATATATATATATGGAATCACCTATTAATAATGTCTCTACGTTACATCCTTCTGTATATTTGAATGACCTTAATATAAAATATTTAACAGTAAAACCAAGACATGATACTACTTTCGATGGTATTATATTACAACAAGATAGCATATATAAATTAGAGTTATCCGAAACCCATGGATATTCTGGTCAGAGTCATAGTGGTGAGCAACCTAATCACTCTAGGAGATGTGAATTACAAATTAATGGAAACACATATGACAAAGCATTTAATACAGACGGGCTATTGTTTTCTGCTACATTTAACATAATTTCAGCGGAAAACCAGAATGGGGGGGGGGCGAAAACGCCGAAAAACCAAAAGAAAACATCGCAAAAGCAAGAAATCAAGAAAACATCACAAACGAAGATAAATATGAATACGTATATAAATAATATATTTTAGGATTATTTATATTGGATATTTAGAAATATTTCTGGGGTAATATATAGAATAGATATGAGTAGCAAATCAGAAAGGGTTATTACAGATGGTATTGACCCAACATCATCACAATCAGTGCAAGATTCATCTACTCAAATACCAGAAGTACCAGTTGAAGGTTTAGCTACTGATTATATAGAGTATTATAATAACAATAAACAATATATCAATAGCGAAAATTTTAAAACCGCATTAAAAACAATAATTGAAAAACTTAATGGTGCTTATATTACCTATAACGATATACCCATTACAGTATATTTTTCAATTCCAAATTCATTATTTTCAAAACTCAACAAACAAGCATCGTATTACTTGAAATTGCGTGTTTTACAATTTTCACCTACAGAAATAGATACATACATAGATGTAAATGGAAACGAAAACATTCAAAGAATTATTGCGCTTTTCAGTGCGGAAGAAATTAAATATATGACCCTAGAAAATATTCTATATATGCCTACACCAGTGTTCGAGTGTTTTACAGATGCACAAAAGGACGGGTTGAAAACTGTTATTGAAAATGCCAACCAACATTATGTAGCCTCGTTAGATAAAAATAAAGTAAATACCAATATTATAACAACACTTGATGATGCTGGCGTTTTTACACTTCAATATAACCGTAGTAGAGGTTGTATAAGTGGTGGTAGAAAACCCAAAAACCAAAAAATCAAGAAAACATCGCAAAACCAAGAAATCAAGAAAACATCACAAAACCAAGAAATCAAGAAAACATCACAAACCCAAGAAATAAGGATATCATACACAACACGCATACCCCCAGATACGCCTAACCTCTATTTCCACACCCCCGCAATCGGAGATTTTCGACAACCCTTTGTAATATTCCATGAGAACAACCCAACTCCCTAAATGTAGTCGCCAACAATATATCCCCCGGTTTTCCATGCAATGCACATAATATTTCGATAAGAGATTCTTCGGTTTCGTGGACATTATCCGGAGATTGTTTATCATCGCAGGATAATAGCGGTTTTAGGATAACGTCGAAGCTCGGAACAAGCGGAAGTATTCGACTATTATCTCCAGATATCGCCCCCGGCACCGGGACCGGGACCGGAGGTCCCGCCATCTTCAATTCCCGACGTTTTTGCACATCTGTCTCATAAAACCCGTTCTCCACTTTCATTTTCGCGAAATATTTGTCGGTTATATGCAATATATTCCATCGAATCAAATCGTGAAAAGGTCGGTCGTCGGAAATAGCCTTCGTTTTATCACTATTCAAATACACATCGCTATTGCGGTCATATACTATTGCTCCACGAAACGCTGCATATCGCGTTCGATGGCTATTCCATTTCGACCATTTTAGCCGTATTTTATCGTGATTTGTTTTGCAAATAAACCCGCCTTCCACTGTGCGATATGTATCGAATCCCATTCGACTATTGATATTGCACTCATCGGTAGAACAATATATGATTATTTTGGAACGGAAAATATAGTTTGCATGTATGGATGCGATTTTCACCGGCTTTAGGAGACTCGCGTCTTTTCGGAAAACATCCCGCGCGTTATTCGGCGATTCGATTTCATACCATTCACCCGGTTGTTCCTGTGTAAAGTCTGCGATACCATTTGCCGGAATGGAAGTTGTCCTATATACATTATTATTCACCGACCGTTCATATAACACCCGCAATCGTTTCGTAGACATAGATTCATATACATGCAACACCGTTTTTTCGCGATAATTAGCTAAATCACTGGTGGGAACAATGGGTTTGTTTGCGACCAGTTCTCCGTCTTTATACACAATATAATCAATCGAATACGCATCGTCAATTCGTATATATTTTTTACACAGACGGTCGTATATACGATTATTTTCGTCGGTATCACACCCCCCCACAATACTATTGGCGATTTCGGCAGTGCGATAGGTATCCGTTATGTTTTCACAAACCAATTCAGTTCCCGTGTAATATCCATCTGCTAATACGAAATCAACGTTTTCCTGCGAATATTCTATAGAATCAAATATCGAGTTTTTTTCAATGGATGTAGGAACATCCCATATAGCCATTTCTAGCGGACCAGTATTTGTTTTCGTTTTATAGGTTATTGTTTGTGCCAGCAACATATTTTTCAGTTTTCCACCAATACCATATTCGCTAAATCCATTCTGTTCTTTCGATGGATGGTGAAATAATTTGAACATTTCTTTTGATTGTAGATTGGGTATACCGGTGAACCCGGTTGCCATATCGCGCACCCGGACGCAAACTAGCGTATCATTTTCTATATAATTCATTATTTCCAGTTTACAGTTTATATTCGGCGCTATTTTTTTCGCTAACCGTATGGCTTCTTGTGCATTCGCGATTTGTTCTCCATATATATCTTCTAGTGGTGTATTTGCCATTCGTTCGGCATGAACATATCCACAGACATCTATATCCTTCGATGATAACCCATCTCCGGATAAATCTCGAACACTTCCGGTCGTTCTCGATATATCCTTCGATGATAACCCATCTCCGAATAAATCTCGAACACTTCCGGTCGTTCTCGATATCTCTACATTTAACATATTGGTGGATGTATCCATTTTATGGTTATGATATTGTCGCTAAACATATTGTCCGGAAATCTTTAAGCGTTTTTAGAAAAAATGCTTATTGATAGGATATATTGATAAAACGCCATAAAGTCATATAGAGATTATGTATCAATATAGATAACACAAAGGTCCACCGTCAATGACAACCGCCACGCCATCTCAAGAGAACACGCCCGTAAATATACTGATACATGTAAAACGCCAATTAGAAACAATACCTATACAACAACGTTCTCCAGATTACACAAATATTCTATCGCAAGTGAATGCGTATTTGTATAAATATTGCGCGCATACGATTGAAACCGACCTTATCGACATAGACCCCGATACGAGTGTAGAAATCGAATATTGCACAACTTGTGGAACAACATTTTGCTAAATATTTGGTGTAATTCCGGAGAAACCTCTAACAACCAATGCTCGTTCCGAGCTCCAGTGTTCTTACATTCCCGACCACATATATTTTTTATAATGCGATAAGGAAAGAGATAATCATAAATCATTTAGTTGCGTAATATATACTAAATATATTTATGGAGAACCATAAATCGAAATCAATATTAATTAGCACTGTATACATGTCATTATGCGTGCAAATCGCAACTGGAATTATAGATTTGTATGCATATTTTTTACCGGCTGTTGGAGAACTTGCTATATTGAAAAAGATGTTGGAATTGGAAATATTTGTGCAAATCGTAGAAGGGACGTTTTATACGTGGTTAGCTACTGGTTCGTCTCATATAAAAAACATAACGCCACATAGATATTATGATTGGGCAATAACAACTCCTATCATGTTATTTACAGTTTGTATCTATTTGGATTATTTAGGAGAACATGACAAAAATACAAAGGAACCATTGGCGCCGTTGGATTCCGAGCATCAAAAGACTTTCCTAAATAATGCAGGAACAAAAGAACCACCTCAAGATATGAAGAAAGTAAAGGACATGAACTTATGGGAATATTTATTGCAAAAAAAAAAATATTTACTTCCGATTTTTGTATTAAATTGGATTATGTTGATGTTTGGATATTTAGGAGAAATAGGTTATTTGGATAATAAAGTTGCGGTTATTTGTGGATTTTTACCTTTTATTGTTTATTTTGCAATTATTTATGACAAGTTTTCTAAATATTCATCCATAGTCGGACAAATCATCTTTTGGATATTTTTCGCTATATGGGCGTTATATGGAATGGCTGCATTATGGACATATTATTGGAAGAATATTGCCTATAATATATTAGATTTATTTGCAAAGAACTTTTTCGGAATTGTGTTGGCATATACCTTGTATATGCATTTATAAATATATTGTAATGACCATTTCGGAGTTCGGTTCTCATATACAAGTTGACAATTCGACGGACTGTCAATGTAATTCTACTTATCTCTTTTTCTTTCTACCATACCCCCCAAACCTCGACCCCGAACCCTCCTTAAACCCCTCCTTAACCCCGGTTCCCCCCCCCCCTCCGATAACAGATTCTCCAGTAGTCGCATTGCCACCTCGGGATGCAAACCATTTCTTGTCATCTTGACTAAAACATAATGGACCGAGCGAGTTCGAATATCCGCTACTTTGTCCGAAACAGTGTGGTCCAGATGGCGTATCGCCAAAACGATTTAATATAATATTATCTGATAATGGAGACGGTTGTAATGCAAACCCTTCTACTTTTTTATCTTCCTTTTTATCTTCTGGCTTATCTGGTGGTGAATATGGCATATTTGGAGGGGGGAATCCGTCAGGGAGTGGAGGGGGGAAATTGTTATCCGTTGGAGTTGGTATTGTTATCGGCGAATCGGGATTTTCCATACCTTCGTATTTATACATTTTACTAAATAACATATCTTTCGAATATGGGACATATGTGCTACCACTAGTAAACATTACAATTCCTAAAAATAGGAATAATATTAACGCAATATGAATAGGTTTAATCTTCATTATATACATACTTAATAGATAAAAACCCAGAGTAATAAATCGACATATTATCTTTGAATACGTATTGGGTTAACTATTTAATCATCCAAGTCCGAATCATCCAAGTCCGGGCTTGGTGTATTATCATCGAATGAAAACAAGAATTGGACAGTTCTCTGAAACAATGTAGCCGGTTCTTTATAAGAGGAATGAACCGTTTCTGAATCTTTCATATATGTATTTACTAGTAATTGTGTTTTCCATTGTGTAAACCGTTCTCGCATTGATTCAAACATTTTAGAATACTTGACTGAAAAATATATTATACTCCCTATAAACATAAATATAGCGGTTGTAATATAATCGGCAATGGACGCATTGAATATGTCTATGTCTTCATCATTTCTTCGTTTATTTACAGAAAACAATCTAGCCCCACCTGATTGAATACTCCCTATAATTGTAGATGATTCCGACATATATATACTCGGTCGTTAATAATATAACAATAAAAACATATAAAAACACCATATAAATAGTTATATTAATATGAACGCCGACGAAAAGCTAAATCTAAAAAATCTATTAGACAATTCGGATTGTGAAAATCATACGGAAAATATCAGGAAATTGAAACATAGTATTCGAATCCGAGATGATATACGTGTATTGGAAACGCTCAAACACGATGAACTCGCATTAATGGATTTAGACCCTCAAGGATTCCTAGATTTATGTCAAACGAAGGCGGTATTCCTTTTTAATAATTATACGGATATTTTCAATAAAATTATTAAAAATGAATTGGATTTATCTATTATGACTAAACTTCTTACCGTATTGAAAATAATCGAGGATGGTCAAGTAGACCAACATGAAGGGTCTGTTATGGTCGGTAAGATTTTAAAAGAATTGTATATCGATTCGGCCATGCGCCGAGGTGAGAACTTGGACAAAGAATATGCAGCCGAAAAGGTGGACCCGATTGTTGGGAAACCCATCACATGGAAGGAGTATAAGACTCTACATAAAATATGAGTATTAGGCTTCGTGTATAGTCATACGTAGAGTATTCAGTCCCGGTTCATTTTGAAATACTGACTTTTGTTTGGATATATTTAGGCGTTCTTCTATTTTTTTCATTGTTTTTACATATTTAGGATGTTTCGCATATTTTTTGATAAACTGAATATAGGAATCTATATTGCCTGTAGTTTTTTGGAAATTGAATGAACCGCGATTATGTATCATAGTCCATTCTATAAACTCATTCGAAAAAAATAGTAATATAGATTTTATAACATAATACGAGAACAATGGAGTATCTTCCTTGTATTTTTCGGATACTTTATGGTTCTGCGACGGAACGGGGGAAACGTATGTTTTTTCCGAATTGTCTCCTTGACTAACCCGATGTAATATATCATCATATGTCAATCCGCTGTGCGATAACACTTTAGCACATTGTAATAGTGAATATGTTATTTCATATGTCATCATGTCTTTTATATGTTTGATATAATTATCAATGTTCTCCATTTTAGGCGTTTGAATCATATGAAAATGAGACAAAAAACACAGGTGGACAATTTCCGCCCAATATTCCGTATAACTTTCATATAGCCGGACATTGTATGATACGCCGAATATTTTCTGTATTTGCGCGTTTGCGCTAGAATTATTCATGGTAGAAAAGTCCAATCCATAAGAATGTATTGTTTCGTGAATAAACACTTTAAACCATTCTTCTTCTCTATATAAATGTATTTCGGTATCGGTGGTGCATGACGTAGTAAACCCAGTGTTTGCATTATCGCGTCCCAGAACGACAGATGGATTATCTGGTAGACGTTTTTTCTCTTGTGTTAAATAGATATATACCGTGAGATTTTGCACACATTGAGAACTAGCCAATTGAGAAATGCACGTTAACCATATGTATATTTTTTTTACATATTCCGTCCATTTTTTATGAGAATAAGATTTATTGTTCTCTGCATAAAATGCAAGTGTAATGGTGCGACTACCGATATGCATTTTATATACTTGATGCTGTTTTAGAGAACTTTCTATAATTTGTATAAAGTTCTCCGGTATATTTGAATATGTATTCCCTTTCGGGATGGAACCGGCAGATTCTATTTTGGAGACATTGTCATACCAATCTAAATGAGCGTTGCGTATAATATCATGTATATTTTCTAATAGTATTCTTTGTATGGAATAAAATCGGAATGATTTAGCAATATCATTATATGGTTCTCTATAATTTATATGGATGTATCTTTTCAATTCATCTGATATCGGTTTCATATGTATTATATATTGATTATGGATAATATATTTATGGGGTTAAATTGGTATGGGGTTAAATTGGTATGGGGTTATTTCTTCCGCGGTGTATCGCAAAATTGATTCATTTGTAGTATTTCTACAGATGAATACACATATACTAAACCGATTTCATGGGAATACAATACTTAAATCGATTATTGTTGGAAAAATGCAAACCATCTAGCATTCGAAAAACACATGTATCCGAGTTGTCTGGTCGGGCTATTGCAGTAGACACGAGTATTTATCTATACAAGTTTGTCGCAGATAATACTTTACTAGAACACTTTTACTTAATGATTTCTATATTTAGGCATTATAATATTGTCCCTATATTTGTGTTTGATGGAAAACCCCCCAAAGAAAAAATGGAATTATTGCTAAAACGTCGCCAACATCGCCAAAAGTCCGGGGAAGAATATCATAAACGAAAAGCGCAATATGAACTATTGGAAAATGAAACCGATAAACTTATATTGGCCAAAGAAATGACTGCATTAAAACGCGAATCTACTAGTATTTCCTATGAACATTTACATGACGTAAAAATACTTATGAGCGCATATGGTGTGAAATATATGCAGGCGGAAGGGGAAGCTGATATATTGTGTGTTCAGCTCGTAAATACTGGTAAAGTATGGGGATGTATGAGCGATGATATGGATATGTTTGTCTATGGTTGTTCTCGGGTATTTAGGCATTTTAGTATATCAAATCGCGACGTTATGTTCTATGACACCAGCGCGATTCTCTCTGATTTGAATATGGATATACAGGCATTTCGCGAGATGGCCGTTCTCTCGGGAACGGATTATACTGCATTATCTGGCGATAGATTGCTATCCCGGTTTGATATAGATACATATATGGAAAATCAAGTTATACTGAAAGATTTAGGAAATCCCGCGTTTGAAGAAATAGATATGGAGGCTTTATCGAGATTATTGCAAAAAGAAGGATTCGTGTTTATATGCTAAATGCAAATGTTCTCTCACTTTAGAAAATTGAAATATATTTTTTATAAACAATATAATGCAATACTCCTATATTATTATACACTCTCGCTAAACAACCGAATACGAATATGTCCGCCAATCAATCTTTCATCCTGCGAAACTCCTCCGTCGTTTCTCCGGAGAAACTTCCAATTCCTACACTCGTTCCGAGCACCGGAATTGCCACTTACAATGCAATTCTCGAACCAGTATCGGTTGACGAATCGTCGAATAGTGCTGTTCAACCCAGTTTATATATACCTACATTGTCTAGTGATTTGATGTTGAATGGCAAGCCATTCTGCACCCAAGAATCTATCAAAGACTTTTTCGAAAATCTATATTTCTTCGGAGAAGTATCCCGCGTAGATATCGCAACACGCCCCCTTAGCTCCGGAACCCATATGAAGTGTGCATTCGTGCATTTCTCGAGATGGAGCGCATGGGGCGAAGGATATAGAAAGGCTCTCCTTTCGGAAGGCACTCTTAGATTCCATGATGCAGGCTTCTACAATGATGACGGAACTGTTCAAAAACATAGATTCTACAGTTCTTCCACTGGGCAATACCGATTTATCGTCGTAAAAGTCAACAAAACCCCGATTCCAGAAGTCTCGCCCTTAGCCGCCGAGCAAATGAATGTGCATCAACTGGTTGATAATTACAATCGCTTGGAAAAGAAACTCGCAGAAATGGAGGCGAAATTGGCCGAGGCTACGACTTTAGCGAAATATAGAGTGAATCACATAAATGCTCTGACGAAAGAACTGGCGTTGGCGCGAGATTGGACCGAAGAATTATTATATGAAAACGAAAAATACGAACATGATATCGAAGCTTGTCGCGACTTCTATGAGGAACATAACGCCATGGGCGGATTTGAAAAATGGCTACGCATCGCCACACATAGATGCATATGTTTTGAAGACGAATGTGTTTGCACAACATCGGCCCCGGGCGCCGAAGGCGTAGATACATGTTGTCAATTGGGTTGCAATATTAACGGATACTTCTATTGTAAGATGTGCCCACCTGACGACGATGACATAGCCCAAATGGAAGATTAAATCAAACGAAAAATAATTATATTTGCAGACACACCATACAAAACTACATGACTTATATGTATATATGATTCTCACTTCCCTTGTAAATAACGAACAAATCGGTTTCATTAACCACCCATCCCTTTTTTATTTCCCTTCCGATGTAGCAATACGACGTCTCAATTCCATCAATGGAATATCTAGATAATTACCTTCGCGACTTCTTGAAAAATGCACCAATTTCGCTCGGCGAGTAGCCAGTAATATCTGTTTGACATCTTCATTTTGAGAGAACTTTAATCCTATCGCCATACCGCGTTCTTCTTCGGCGTTATAGTTTTCGTCGGGGTGCACATTTTTAGGACGCAATATGATTGTTTGTGTTTTTCCATCCTCTGTTTTCTTTTTTAGTTTGCCACTTTCCCCGGCGGCTTTAGCGTAATCAACATCTTTCGACAATTCGCTATCGGCTTTCATGGAGAACGAATGGTAAAAGTCGGGGAATCCATTTTTAAACTTAGCCGCTTGAACATAATGTTCCACCGACTTCCATTCTTTTCCATCGGCGGTTCTGATTAATATATCGTTGGCCCATGTATCATCTAACATCCGGCGCCAAGGAACGGATTTTTTCAGATTCGAATACTCCAGTTTTTTAGCCATAGGTATTTTTTCACCAGACCCTTCTCCCGCATTTTTATGTATTTCAGAGTGTTGATGGAACATGAAAACCGTATCTTCATCATACAAGTCTTCATTTTTTTCATCGGCCTCTTCTTCTTGAACGGACTTTTTTGGGTTTCCAGTATCGGGATGAATACCTTGTTTCGATTTAAAATTGCGAAAGTCTTCTATTAAATAGAATGCCCCCGCGTTTTTCTCTAGACATTTGTTAACAATGAGAACTTTCATGCCATAGGGTATTTCACGAAACGTAAATAGGCGTTTTCCCTTATAGGTTATTAACCGGTAGTGATTACCGGTATAGGACACCATAATGTAATAATCTGGGTTAAATACTCCCCGAGACTGAACATGCGCATTTATTTCCCCGCAATTCAAAACACTATGCACGGCCTTGTCGTTGAATGCCATTTCAGACATAATGATTATTTTTGTATTCGTGAGTCTCTCAATGGTAGAAATAGCCCATGCGTCCGCCCAAAAACTCTTGGTTTGCACATATTCTAAATAGTCGTCAAATGTATTAATGTTCTCCATATAGCCAATATTATCGCGCTGTGTTTTTACTATGTCATCCTTTTCTTTTGTTTTTTCCTTTAGTTCTTTGGCTAGTTTGGTAGTCATATTCAATAATTCTTCGCGTTCATCATATGACGCTTTTTTAATACGTTTTTTGTATTCTACGGCCTCTTTTTTTATACTGGTTATACGGTTCTCTATTTCCTTTGCTTTTATAGAAAAAGAGTTATAAAAATCTAACTGGTCCATAAAAACACGTTCGGGAACCTCTTTTGCCAAAATGGCCCGTAATATTTCGGGAGTTGTTTTATATCCGATTTCTTTATATGCTTCTCGTATACATGCGAAAAAACAATTGCCATTGCTCTCTACTTCCACTATATCATAGTTATCGTTTTTCATATATTTCTGTATCCATTTTTGACTGGAATTGACGCGAAACTCGGCTTTGATTGCTTTATCATCCGATTCCGTTTCTTGTGGCAATATAGCCGGTGTTGTATGATTCGTATCTATGTCAAAAATACCGTTTTTCGTTTTTTCCGTCAATGATTTTACTTGTTCTAAATGAACGGTTTTAGGGACAACTAAATTGGTTGGGTCATCGTTGTCGGAGTCTGAATCGGAATCTGCCCCCTGGACAATGTCGGTATCTTTGGACGGTTCTCCGTCGCCATTATCCTCCGCGCGTTTTGCATGTCGATTGCTTTTTAAATGTTCATCCTCTCCATCCGAATCACTATCGGATACTTTATCCTTCGATGATAAACCATCTCCTGATAAATCTCGAACACTTCCGGTCGTTCTCGCTATATCCGCCGGTTTGGATACGGAACCCGGTTTGGGTTTCAACGCTTTCTCTATGAACGCTGGTGTTATATAACTATATAGTAATGGTTCATCTAATACGTTTAAATCTATATCTCCATCTTCATCTAAAATATTTAATGCGCGATTTGCGGGCAATTCGACGACACCAATTTGAGCTTTAATACGGTCTTCGTTTAATAAATACATAGGATAATATAACACATTTTTACTAGCAAACGTATATTTCTGTTTCCCTAATACAAATCGGACTGGATGACCCTCTATATCCATTTCATAGATGATAGCGGAAGAACCCATATCATCCTCTTCTATACTTCGGTTCTCTTTATAGTTTATATCGTCATTTAACTTGGAAGAAACCATTATAAAAATATAATATATATATTGTATATCTTTTATATTGATGGGATGTAAAGAAATAACGCATCTCACAATATATTTTATATAAATAATATAAAACAAAACCATCATTAGTAATAAAATCATCATTGGTAATCAAATGTATTATATTTCTATTGCAAATTGGTTTGTAATAATAGGCCATCTATTACATACATTTATATATCAAAGTAAGCGTTATATTATAAATGGGGTTTTGCAACCATCTATATGTGATAAGAATACGGTTCTCCGTAAATATATAAAAAATGGATTTGCTATGCCATTTGTCTATGTATGGTTATTGTATTTTACTAGAGATTTTTATTTGGCAACAACGTTAATACTGAAAATAGATACAATACACTATTTTATCTGGTTCGAACATTGTTATAACTATTTACCCAGACCATTTAATATATTAAAACAATTTGTCCGATTTACAGACAGCGGGTTTATTGCATCCATGATATATTATGTATACCCCCCTTTTTTCCCTATAGCCCATAATGTGCAATTTGTCATTACAACTGGATATTGGTATGGAAAACTAGTATTACATATTCAGGATGCAGACAATATATCCAATCCGGAAATTATCAAATGGTATGAAAATATATGGACGTATATGAATCATCTTGTGCCATATGTTATATTACTATATAATCGGTATATTACGGCACCCGAGAATCAGGTTTGCACGACATATTTTTCTGGGTATGATTTGTTATATTCATATGCTTGGTTGCATGGATGGTTTTTGTATATTTATATTCCATGGAGAGCTTTAACCAATGATAGTGTTTATAATATTTTTGACACAAATGTGTCATTTACTCATAAAGCGATATATATAGTCGTTATTCATATAATAATGTTAATTGGACATGGAATTGGATATATAACTACGAATATAATGTAAATATCCGGAGATAGCGAGAACGCGGGAGGTCGGAACGACCGAAAGTGTTCGAGATTTATCCGGAGATGGGTTATCATCGCAGTATAATATGCCGAATGAATATATAATATATAAATTGTGTGTATATATTATATGAAAACCTTACAAAAATCGAAAAAACGCCGGAATCGATTACCGAAAAATAAAACAGAAAAACCAAAATCGATATCTTTGACAACATTACATGACGGTAAGATTACGATTATGACATTCAATGTAGAATTATTTTTGAGGCTATATGATTTCGCTATATCAAGTGAAGATGTTATCGAAGATGCAACCATAATCCGCCATAAAATGACCAAGTTCTCCAAATTATTTTCCAATATAGATATAGCATGTTTACAAGAAACGTATGTTTCTGGAGAGAACCCGTCTTCCGATATTGCGAGTTTACGAGTATTTGACAAGAAAATCCGACATTTACAATTACAAGATATATGCGCATCTCATATATTGGATTGGCCTAATTCCCTGTATTTATATGGCGACCCCAGTTATTTGGCAAACGCAATATATATATCCAAAGATATACCGATATTGCAGAAAGGGATATCCAATTCGGACCATAATATACATACACAAGGGCTCCCCCGGTGTTTTTCCATGGCAACCATATTTGTCGATAGTATCCCTATAAAGGTTATATCGGTGCATTTAGTCGGCGGAAGATTTGATGATATAGAAGCCATACAAAGTGATGATTATATCGAAGAAAAAAAAACACAAATAAAGGCGGTCGTCGCAATGGACCCCGATATCATATGCGGGGATTTTAATACGAAGTTTCGAACCCCCGTGGTGGAGACTGCAACCGATATGTATTTCGAAAGTATACTAGAAAAAATACCGGGGGTTTCCAAAAAAACTCGCGCAATATATAAATCGCGATGGGATAAATGGATATATATGGATACGATTCATACGTATTTGAAATCTGCCGGGTATAAATCGGTATATCATTCCGATGCCGGAGAATTGGATACTACTATACGAAATACTAGCGCATTTGGTGGTATAGTTGATATGATTTATTATAAATCAAACAAACTGCGGTTGGATAAATCGAGTGTTGATATAGTTGGGTATAATGCCGTAATGCAAGAACGTGAAGACCTGAATACATTTGAGCCGGTATTGAGCGACCACTTTCCGGTAAAGGCAACGTTTTCAATGATTCCGCAATAGCGAATCGCCGGAGGTCGGAACGACCGAAAGTGTTCGAGATTTATACGGAGATGGTTTATCATCGAAGGATATCGCCATATTACTTGGGTAATACCTTTTCTACTAAATCCTTGTATTTGAATATTGTGCGACTAGACAATCCCGGCTTTTCTTTCATTTTGAACCCGGCAAACAAATAAATATTCGGCAAAATCTCGGAAACCCATACAGGTTCTCCTTTGAGAAGATTCGCGCCCATACTGCACATCAAAAATATGTTTTCCGTTATTTCATCAACCTCGTTCGTTTTTGTTGCATCCTCAATATACTCTATGGCCATTAATTGAAATTGTGTGAAAATATCTAATATGATTTGCGCTTCCAAAATGCCATTGGCATATAGATTCATAATAAAAGCCGATGTTGCCCGGCGCTTATCGTTTTTCTTGTTATTTTCGCAAAATCCGTCATAGTCCTTATTTTGGTCCACATATTTGACTTCGCGAATACTTTCCACATATTTTTCGATAAAGGGTGAAATAATGTCCCGAAAAACGGGATATGTTTCTATAAGCTCCTTGTATAGTTTCGCATACAATTCCGAATAAAACTTGTTGGCACATCCAGTGTCAAAAATAAAATTGACAATTTTTTGTATATCGGCTTGTTGTTCCTCGGTTTTTTCGTCGCTATAATTGCCCATGATTTCATTTATAGTAGTCATAATATTGGTTTTTAAGTTATCATATGTTTTCGTGGATATCTTATTCAAATAATTACGCAGTTCTCCCAACAATTTATCGATTCCTTCTCTAGCTACTGGTATAACGGTTGCCTTTATTGATGGTAGTGTTTCCCATTGTTCGTCCATCCGTCTCATGGTAGACTGAGATATATGTCTGCGCTTGCCACCACCTCCACCACCACCGCCCCCGGGACGGTGTTTGTCATGTGAGCCCCCCGGGACATTTACCGACGGTGGTAAGTTCAATTCTTTTTCTAGATTGCGAAAAATATGCAATACAGTTTCCGGTAAACTGTATGGAGCAGTAGCTGACATAGAAAGTTTTTGGAAATCGTGAATTGTATAATAACTTGCCAACATGATACTATATATTAACAGTGGTTTCGGTTTATATTGTTTATTGTATATAATATAATATAATATAATATACTTTATGACAATAATATATACATCATATCATATGCATCGAGATAAGGGCGATATAGCGAGAACACCGGAGCTCGGAACGAGCATGTGCGGTCGAGGTTTATCATCGAAGGATATAGCGAGAACACCGGAGCTCGGAACGAGCATGTGTGGTCGAGGTTTATCATCGAAGGATATAGCGAGAACACCGGAGCTCGGGACGAGCATGTGTGGTCGAGGTTTATCCGGAGATGGGTTATCATCGAAGGATAAAGTAAAAATATACAATGGTAAGTTTCGCCGTTATTCAAAGATATCCTCACGCGACAAAGTCTTCGCATTTGACATGGATGAAACCCTTGGATGTTTTTCCGATTTAGTGGCATTATGGTATGTTTTTCCGGATTGTGCTAGAAATCAAAAAAACTTTAATGCATTATTAGATATATATCCAGAGTTCTTGAGATATGGGATTATGACTATACTGGAATATCTATATCACAAAAAGAAACAGGGACTGTGTTCTAAACTATATTTGTATACCAATAATCGATTTTCTCCAGAAATACCCATATATATTGCTAAATATTTTGACTATAAGTTGGGTATACATACATGTAATGAGAACATGTCGAAAACATATCTATTCGACCATGTTATATGTGCATTTAAAATAGGGAACCGAGTTATTGAAACTGGTAGAACGAGTCATCAAAAATTGTATAGCGATTTTATCCGGTGTACATTATTGCCGAAAACCACAGAGATATGTTTTGTGGATGACCAATATCACAGAGGGATGACTCATTCGAAAATATACTATATACAGCCGAAAGAATACCAGCATAGTTTACCTACGGATGAATTGATTCAGCGAGCCTGTTTATTTATGCCGGAAATATATAATCGAGAACAATTAGAGAGAGTATATTTAAATTATAAAAAAGAGTGGGTAAATAATGAATTGAACATCCAGGTTTCCAAAAAAATGATGTATCACATTAAAGAATTTTTTTATTTATCGAGTATTACACCTAAAACATGCAAATCTAAAACCAAAGTTGGGCGAGGAACCCGCCGACGGTAAAAATACGAATGAATAATATTATTGTAAAACACATATAAAGACATTGCAATATATAATATGTGTAGCTAGACACACGCGCACGCGTAGCTCAGTTGGTTAGAGCGTCGGTCTTATGTACCGGAGGTCGTGGGTTCAACCCCCACCGTGTGCAATCAGTTTTGTTGTTTTTATGGCCGTTGTTTTTCAAATACTTTTTATTGGTATTTGAAAAGTCTTACAATTCGGGTATAATGTCTCCAAATTGGATTTGTGGCAATTCGGAATTGTATTTGTAATAAGACAATATCATGAATGTGCTAAACATAATAGTCGGTAATAGATGTATAAAAAATATATGTGTATACATAGATATATAATAGGCATTTTCGCGTTCTTTAGTGTGGGGGTGTGTATAATTTAATAATCGCAACGGCCATTGTATATAATCGGTATAACCAATAGTATTATTAGATAACCCTCGGTTTACCCACATATAAAAGACATATTCATTATACAAATATGCTATTATCATAGTATAAAACACATACATCCAATATGGTTGATAACTCGTATGTAATCGAAATCTTTCTATGAATGTAAGCCGATATATCGTAAATACTGCCAAACATATGTCGAAATTTCGAATAATTCCATGTCGTTTGGGTTTATACCAATATAACATAGTCGATATATACAATGCGCCAAATACCATAGCCATACGTTCATATCCAAAAATATATGTTAACCCGCAGTTTGGAAATACACAAAAACATGCTGAATACAATGCATATTTGGATATATATTGCGGTATTACAAGGTCATTATCTTCAAGTAGGGAAATGTCATCTGACAGTTGTTCTCCGGAGAAACTTCCAATTTCAGGTGCTTTATCTTTCGATGATAAATCATCTCCGGATAAATCTCGAACACTTTCGGTCGTTCCGACCTCCCGCGTTCTCGCTATAGAACT